TAATATAGGAACTGGTGAAATAACTTACAGTACTTATCCTATACCACATAAATTCTTTCTTAGACCTAATCCAGAAGGATATGTTTCAATATCAGGTGATGGAGTGAGATCTGGAGGATTTGAAATACTAGAAATAGTTGATCAGTTTAAATTTAAAGTAAAAGATGAGGGAGCTCCTGCACCTGTTAGCACAGCAGGTTGGAAAGCTCAAAAATCTCAGCTTAGAAATTTATTTTTCGGGTATTATGATGGGAATGGTATACAATTAGATATTATTTGGAGTGGATCTAATGCTGCTACAAGCCCTACAACTTCTAATTATTTACAGACAGGAAGCTTTAGAATAAAAATAAACGATTTAACTATCTATTCTCCTTTTGGAGCAGGAATTAATAGCACTATAGGCCAATTTATACCAACAAATGATGATTGGTATGGATACGTCTTTAATTTTTCGAATATATTTAGACAATACTCACTAAAAGTATGGAGATTAACATACGATCCAGAAAATCCTATGGCACAAACATCAGATTTAAGTTTAGTACATTCATTAGATGGAGTGACATCCCAAGCTTATACTTTTAATATTACACCAGATATAGAAAATAATTACGATAGTCCATTTTACGGAACTAATAATAATTCATATAAAACAAAATCATCCCCACTTTGGGCAACTAACTATAGAATATTTAAACAGATGTTAGAAGAGGAAAAACAATCAGCTATATTAAATCAAAATATAGTAGATGATGCACAATTAGCAATTATAATAGATAATGCTAAACCTGTTCTTAAATTACCTAAAGTGGCTAGAAATAGATAATTTATGCCAAGAAGAAAACCAAAAAAACCAAATCTTTCTAAAGAGAAAGAACTTGAACTTAAAGATAAGTTGGACGGAATACTTTTAGCTGACCAGATGCTTTCTGGTTTAGAAACTCCGGATATTCCTCCTATTAAGCCTCAAAGATTTATAAATGTAGATGGAATAAAAAGCGAAGTTGAATCTGAAGCTAGAGCAATTTTAGAATCTCTTTCTAAATTTTATAATGATATGGAGAATCTTCCAGAAGACAGCTATATCAGGCATAAACAAAAAATAGATGCTTTAAGTATTTCCACTATGGCTTTTCAAATAAGAACTGCCCAACATGCTATAAGTAAGCTGATAGAGGAAATAGATTCTGGAAGATTAGAGCCAAGACTTTTTGAGGTTCTTGCACAACTTCAGAATCAGATAATGCAAATGCCTAAAAACTTTTCCGCTTATATGTCTCAGATGGAAAAGAACTACAAGCAATTAAAAATTGAATCAGAAGAATTAGGTAAAAAAGAAAATTTACAATTTGATGAGAATGGGAATCTGATGGAAACACCTGAAAATTTCGAGGCACTCAAAGTTAGAGGAACAAAATCCCTAATGGAGAATTTACAAACACTAATGAAAAGTAATGTAAAAGACGCAGAGATTTTAGAAACTAAAGATGATTTAATTAATCCAAGAACTAAATCGTCATCAGAATCGGATCTTTTAGGTGGTGATGGTGATGATGATTTTGAAATTGATGATGATATTTATCAATAATTTGAATGGCAGAAGAAAAAAATAACATTTCAGCAGGAAATTATTGGTCCACTGAAAGAATTAATAAATTAATATTAAATGCCGAAGAAAACGGGGTTGACTACAAAGATGTAGAAAATCCTTTTCATGAAAACGATCCCGAATTAAGAAGTGGAAATGTTCTTTTTGAATATACTGAATTTGAATTAGAGGAGATAAAAAAATGTGCTAGTGACGTTGTTTATTTTGCAGACAAATACTGTAAAGTAATGACCGACAATGGTATACAACAAATATCTTTAAGAGATTATCAGGTACAGATACTTAGACAATACCAAAAACACAGAAAAAATGTGTTTGTATCACCAAGACAATCTGGTAAAACTATTACATCTTCTATATTTCTTCTTTGGTATCTTCTATTTAATTTTGAAAAAAATGCCATGATTATGGCAAATATTGGAGATACTGCTGCTGAATTAATGGATAAGATTAAGGTCATAATGAAAGGTCTTCCTTTCTTTTTAAAACCAGGGATTTTGGTTTATAACGTTATGACAATGAAATTTGATAATGGATGTAGAATAATGGCTAAAACCACTACAAAAACATCTTCTATCGGTTATACTATCCACATGTTATACATGGACGAGTTTGCTCATATTAATCCTAACTTTATAAATAGCTTCTTTAAATCTGTATATCCTACTATATCTTCTTCTCAAATAGCAAGAGTTATAATCACTTCTACCCCTAATGGAATGAATAAGTTTTGGGAAATATACAAAGGAGCAATAGATGGTGAAAATGAATTTAATCCAATAAGAGTAGAATGGTGGCAGGTTCCAGGGAGAGACGAAGAATGGAAAAAGAAAGAAATAGCTACTTTAGGGTCTGAAGAGGATTTTAATCAAGAATATGGTTGTCAATTTTTGTCTTCCTCTAGACTTCTTTTAGATTCATCAACACTTAAAAGATTAAAAAATAACGAGGAATCTTTTATTTTTCATGAGCTTTCACCTTTTGAGAATTCTCCTATAGATTATTCTAATCTTTTATGGCATCCTAAATTTGATCCTACAAATATTTTTGAAAGGGATATTACTAAATTTTTTATTTCTATAGATACTGCTGGTGGGGGTGGAGGGGATTTTTCAGTTGTAAATATATTTAAAGTTTCTCCAATGCCTTCTTCTGTCATAAAAAATAAAAAGTTTTTTGAGGATGAAAGTGACTTTTTCTGTCTTTTACAAGTGGGTATATTTAGATCTAATACTATCCAGATAGAGGAATTAAAAGTTTTATTAGAATTATTAGTAATACATGTGCTAGGTACTGACAATACTAGAATAGTTCTAGAAATGGATTATAAAGGAGAGCTTTTAATGGATAAACTTTTAGATATAGAAGATTTTTATGATGAAATTTTTATTTTCACCAAGCATTCTGATGTTTCTACAAAATTAAAGCCTGGTGTAAAATTAACAGTTAGAAACAAAGAAAAATATTGTTATGATCTAAAAATAAATACAAGATCTTATAAAATAATAGCTTCTGAAAAAAATACTGTTCACGAATTAGCAAATTTTGGACAAAATAATAATGGAAGTTTCACAAGCCAAATAGGAAAAGATGATATTGCTATGACCCTCGTAAATCTCAATTCAATATTTGAAGGATCAGATTTCCAAGAGGCAGTAACTGAACTATATGATGTATTACCTGAAAAATTTAAAAAATCTATAGAGGAAAGGCTTTCTGAGAATTCTGAAAATATTACACAAAACAAAACTTCTGAAATATCTAACTATACTTTCTTAAAAGGCCTCCTTGATTCCTAAAAGGAAAATGATATATACATAGAAAAAGAAGTCTATTAGATAAGAACTTCTATGATATATACAAAAAATAAAAATTAAAAATGGCCAAAAAGGTAAAACTTGATTTATCAGCTTTCAAAGCCTCTGGAGTATACACTCTGGAATTTGATGCTTCAGAAAACATCATCATCAATCCCCAAACAATCAGATTGGTTATTGGATACTCAAATTTGGGTCCTTTCAATACACCAGTTTATTGTCCGGATGTAACAACATTCCAAGCAATTTTTGGAGGAATAGATAAATCTTTAGAAAAGAAGGGATCTTTTTTCCACAGATCTGTTTTAACCTGCTTACAAACAGGACCAGTATTTGCTTTAAATCTAAGATTGTTAAACAATACAGTAGATGTAAATGGAGATCCTGATTTTGCAGCTGGTGCAGATGTTGCTAGATACCGTGCTTTTTCTGTAGATACAGAAGAGCCTAACGGAGCTAATGCTACTGGTGGTTATTCAGATCCTTTGACAAAGCAAGATAAATTGGTTTCTTCTTATTATAACAAAGAGAAATTCTGGTTTCCTAGTACTGAATATTTCTTAGCAACTGAAGATAATTCGGGTTCACAACCAGATTCTAGAAAGCTATTTAGTGTAGTTAATATTGGTCAAAATCCAGTAAGTGTTATTATAAGAAAATCATTAGATTCTAGATTTCCTTTAAAGGGTTTTGATATTACAGCTAGAGAATATTTTGGGCCAGATAATGTTCCTAGCTATATGAATCAATATGATTATCTTTCTGATTGGTTCATCGATGTGATAGTAATTAGTGGAAATTGGACAGATTATCAATCTCTTTCTAATGACCCAGTTTATAGTCCTTACTTTACATCTAAAGGATTTATTAAATCACAAATTGATAATTTCTTAGCACAAAATGGTGTTAATATAGTTCTTACTGTAACTGGTACTTTAATTCCTAACTTTGTAGATCAGAATGGGGCATTAAGATACATTCAAACCTTAATTAATAACCAAACTCCACAAACTGGAATTTTCTGTGCAATCAACGAAGAAGCATTAGATGATATTACAAATAACTCTTCAGTAATTGATTTAGTTGGTCATCATTTAGTTGACGAGATTGGACCAGATGCTGATATAACAGTGGTACCTAAATCCCTTAATTTCCTATCATATTCTCAGAATTTATTTGCTGATTACTTGTATTATAAGAACGTAGGAGGTGGAACTGCTGGAACTGAAATAGTAGATACTGGTGTTTCTCCAAGTACTGGATTTGATCTTTTACCTGAAACTGGTACTCTTTTAGAAGACACTTTGTTTAACACTACCGGTGATTCTGGTATACCAGTAACTGATTTTATTGGATATAACCCAACTGTTAGAGATGGTGGGGCAATATATTTAGATACTTATTTTACTAATCCTACTGTACATGATGATCAATTAACAACAATCGATCAGTTTGTTACTGTAGATAATGATGAACCTGCAGCTAGATGGGTACTTGGAAAAGTAACTTCAAATCTTCCAGCACCTGGATATTTAGGATTCTACGTAGGAGATTTAGTTAAATTAAGAATAGTAGAAACTAAATTTATTACTAACAATACTCTTCCTACTGGCTTAAAACAACAGTTAAGAATTAGAATGACTCACCCGTTAGTTGGTAATACAGCTTCAACAACTTATGTTGAGCCATGGTATGAAACTAACAAGAGTGTGGTAGATGCCTACCAGATAGGTAATCCTAATTACTTTGATAATGATGATGTTTATTTCTCTCCTGATATCCCAGTAGGTTTAGACAGCTATTTAGCTTATGAAAATTCTCCTGCTTACAGAGATTATGTAAAAGGAAATATTGGAGACGGAGACGTTGATTGGAAAGATGATTCAGGTACTCTTTTACAATACTTAAAATTTGAAAAGAATGTTGACAGAGACGGATTTAACATATTAGTAATTAGAGCATTTGCAGACGATACTTTAACTACTCCTGAAGCTATAGCAACATGGGATACTACTTATGTTAGCTCTATTCCTGCTCCTACCAACCAAACAACCGGTGAAAGCTTTAATATAGTTTCAACCGCTGGTAATATTAGTGATTATGTTAACATCATAACACAAATTCAACCAAATGTTATTGAAATAACACAAGCGGTTGCACAATCATCTGCTATAAAAGTTGGAGATCTATTAGTTTCTACTGATCTTCAATTCTATGATAATCCAGTTACTGAAAATCTTCAGTCTAGATTAACAAGAGTTTTAGAGGTTAAAACGGTTGCTTCTGCTACTTCTCCTGGAATTTACACGGTACAGGTTAAAACAGAAAGACCTATTAAACTTTATCCTGGTACATTTACAAGAGTTTGGAAGTTTAAATCCATACAAGAGTTTGTTAGATCACTTAATTTTACTTACTTACCTGGAAGTGCAATTAAAGCAGCTTCAGTACCTAATGGAACTGATACTAGAATGAACGAAATCTATGACGTTCTTTACAACACAAATCTTGCTAGAAGCTTAGCTGATACTGATGTTATTACGTTCAGATATATTGTTGATACATTCGATGGAGGTATTCAGCCAAACTGTAAATACCAACTTACTAAATTGGCTAAGAATCGCCAGAAATGTATGGCAATTTGTAACGTTCCTTCTATGCAGAAATTCTCTGATTCAGTAGATCCTAGATTTACTTCTGCACCAACTGCTACTGATCCAGCTCCAATTTTACAAGCTAGATACATTGCAGATGGAGGTAACTTAAGTTTAAATCCTTCGTTTACATTCTCTTTACCAGATGAAGATTTAGGAGCTAAATTTGGAGGTTTCTTTGCACCTTTCTTAACAATAAGAGAGAATAATAAGAATCTAAACGTTCCTCCTGCATCTTACGTTTCTAATAACTTCATCCGTAAATTTATAACCGGTGAACCTTATTCAATCGTAGCTGGTGTTAAAAGAGGTATTATATCTGCTGGTAACTTAGTAGGTGTAGAATATGACTTTGATTTACAAGATAGAGAATACTTAGAACCTTTCGGTATAAATCCTATCATCAGAAAAAGAGGAGTAGGTATAGTTATTTATGGTAACCAAACAAGCTACCAAAGAACTAACTCAGCATTCAATAACTTACACGTTAGAGACTTGCTTATTACTATAGAAACAGCGATAGAAGAAATTCTTTCTAACTACGTATTTGATTTCAACGAAGATTCGGTTAGACTTGAAATTAAAACATTAGTTGATAATTACTTAACTGGAGTTAGATCAGTAGGTGGTATTTATGCTTACTTAACTATCATGGATTCTTCTAACAATACTCCGGCAATAATTGACCAGAACTTAGGTATTATAGATGTTATTATAGAACCTGCTAGAGGTATTCATAAATTCATCAATAGAGTAACGGTAACTAGAACTGGAGGTATCGCTTCTGGAGGATTTATACAATTCAGCTAATGAATTTGAATGATTCTAAGAAAGAAAAATATATAAAATAAAAAATGGCAGGATTACCACATTTTTCAAGTTCTAAGGCATCGGTTAATAAATTTGAACCGGTTTTCTTAAACCAGTTCGAGGTAACAATATCTCCACCTACTGCGGTTCCCGCTCCACAAGGGAACCCTGGTAGTGGAAATATCTTACTTGAACAGGTAACTAGAGTTTCTGGATTACAAGTAGACCAAAACCCTGGTGAAATAACACAGCAATACAAATTTGCAAAAAGATACTATTCTGGAGCAGCTCCGGCAAGAACTGGATTAGACGTAGACATAGAATTTGAGGTTAACTTAGATGATAATAATTCTATGTATGTTTTTAAAATTCTTCGTCAATGGTCAGATTTAGTTTACAATCCTTTAACTGGTGCTCAAGGATTAAAAAAAGATTACACAGGAAATATTCTAATTAATGTATTTAACAAACAAGGAGATATTTTTAGAAGAATAAATCTTAAAGATTGTTTTCCTATGACACCCATCACAGAAATGGCTCTTAACTATACCCAAACATCTATTTATAAATTGAATGTTACTTGGGCAGTTGACTATTTCGATGATGTATTTATATAATTTTTAAAAAATGGCAGGATTACCACATTTTAGCTCATCAAAAGCAGCAGTTCAATTATACGAACCTGTTTATCTTAATCAGTTTGAGGTTTTAATACAACCTCCCTCTGCAGTTTCTAATCCAATAGGAAATGCTGGTAGAACTTTATTGGTTGAAAATGTACTTTCTATTTCTGGACTAGCGGTTGATAAGAACCCAGGTGTTGCAGAACAAAGATATAAATTCTCAAGAAGAAGATATGCTGCAGCAGCTGTTGATGATACAGGGGTAAAAGTTAGAATAGACTTTGAAACTAACTTAGATGACAACAACAGTAATTACGTGTTTAAAACACTTCGTCAATGGTCAGATCTAGTTTATAATCCATTAACTGGTGCTACAGGTATTAAATCTGTTTATGCTGGGGGAACTTATATTCTAATTTCAATCTTCAATAAACAAGGTGATGTTTTCAGAAGAGTTAAGTTAGTTAATTGCTTTCCGACAGATCAAATTAAATCATTAGATCTTGATTACACAAATGGAACTACACCATTCAAAATAGCTCTTTCTTTTAGAGCAGATTATTTTGAAGACGTTTTTAATTAATTTTTATTCTTTTTATCTAAAGAATATATAGACGGAGACTCAACAAAGTCTCCGTTTTATTTGTTTATTATTTACTTATAAAACGAAGATTATAAAAAAGCATGGACGATAGTTGTGAATCACAAAACCAAAATAAGATTAAGTTCTATCTGTCTAATTTTAGGAACATTCTTCAATCCATTCGGGTTCGATATTCTTTTCGCAACTATAATGAAGTGGACAGGATCTTATTGGCATACAGTATTAATTTTTTATGCCCTTTCGGGTCTTTTCTTTGGCTTATACATTTTTTTATCTCGAGGTAAGAAACTAAAAACAAATCAAGAGTAAAAAATAGTATAAAGGTAAAATTATGGAAAATAATATAGACGATTCTTTATTAAACGAATTAAAAAAAAGAGAACAGGCTTCTAAATTCGAATACGATCAAGATCCTGATATAAGTAATGCTCAGATTCCAGATTGGATACAAAAAGAAGCACCGGTTATTGATTCAAAAAATTTAGGTAGGATTTCTTCAAAATCACCGATTGCTATGGAATCGGAGTGGAAAAATATTCCTAAAGAAAATTTACCATCTAAGGGTTTTGGATATCCAAACGGATTTGAAATTGCAATAAAATCTGCATCAGTTTCAGAAATAAGACACTTCTCAGGGGTTGATGAAAACGATAGAATAGATCTAGACGATAAACTTAATTCTATCATATCCAAGTGTATGAAAATTAAATGGGAAGGCGGATTCTTAGACACCTACGATTTATGGTATGAAGATAGATTTTTTATAGTAATGTCTATTAGGGATCTAACATTTATAAAAGGTGAAAACAGAATATTATTACCTGTAACTAAAAACTGTACAAAACCAGACTGTAATATACCAGATCAAATAGAGCTTAAAGCAAATATTTTAGATAGTTTCGTAATGGAAAACGATCTTTTAAAAAGATATAACGGAGACACATATTCTTTTAAATTTGTTCCTAAAGATGGTAGCCCAGAAATGGAATTGTTTATCCCAACTGTGGGTGTTACTACTCTTTGTAGGAAAATAATAAATCAGAAAAAAATTACAGGTAAAAAATACGACGAAAGTTTTGCAAGGGTTTCTTCTTTTATAATACCTGACTGGAGAAATCTCAATGAGAAACTATATGATGAATACGAAAGAGCATCTAAAGAATGGACACCCCTCCAATTTTCTATAGTTGATCAAATAAGTGGAAAAATAAATTTTGCTACAAAATCAAGGATCTATACTAAATGTACTAGCTGTGAAGGGGAGGTCACAGCAGATATTAGCTTTCCCGGAGGGTACAGATCTCTTTTCATTATTTCAGATATCTTTAGCCAATTACTTTGATAT